AACTATGGAAAAAGAAATACAATTTATTGAATCTAATAATATTAACATAGATTTTTTAAAAGATCAGATGGTTAAAATGCAAGATGATGTAGAACAATTAAAAGATAAGGTAAGGCAAAATGGGAGTCATTGAAACAGTATTCGCTATGATTATGTATGTTAATAGTTCGCTTGATGGACACATGATGACAGACGGATTATCAAAATGTTTAAAAGCAAAAAGAGAAGCGGAAAGAAATTTATCATCAGGTAGAAAAAATGTAATTCGTTATGAGTGCGCTCAAGTAAAAGCAGAACTTAGGCCAGATGCTGAAGGAAGATTAAAAATATATAAGATAATAGAAGAGTAGATTAATGGAACCAATAACAATAGTATACATAATATTTGGTGTTCTTTGGGTAGCAGGCGCTATAACGTATTTATAGATTATGGCTGCAAAACTTCCAAGCAACGAATACTTTACACCAGTTAAAAAAAGAACGAGCATAGGTAATTCATCTCGTTCAAAACCAAAAAATAAACATAAGAGATTAAATTGGAAAAAATACAACCGACAAGGCAACAGATAATAGAAGACGTTAGGCTTTGGTCTAAGAATTTTTTAGAGGTATCTAATGTTCATCTAGGTGGTGTCCCTGCTTGTCCTTTTGCTAAAAAAGCATGGGCTGATGATAAAGTTTGGATTGCTGTTAAGACTAAACACAGCACTTACAAAAAAGAATTAAATGATTGTCTTAAAAACCTTGATTTTACAAAAAAAGAAATATTAATATTTTGTGATCCTTATTACAGTTATTCTCCTGATGAGCTTCATTTAGCTACTGAAGATTACAATGAATGGTATAATAGAAAAGATATCTATTTTATGAGTTTTCATCCATCTAATCCAGCAACTGTAGATGAGCAAGAATTTCTTGTTTCTCCCACTGAAAACAAAGAAATACATAAATCTTATCCTGAGCATAAATATTCTATGATGCTTATACAAAAGTTCTCGCAATTACAGCAAGCTTCTGATAAATTGCACAAACAAGGTTACTATAAGTTGTGGCCTGACGAATACTATCAAGACGTTGTGGTATCTCGTGCGAATAAATATAAAAAGATCGATGGAGGTCTATCATGATGGGCAAGAAAAAAGTAGCAAAAAAAAGAGGTGGCGGAAGTATGGTTAAGAAAAAAGCTAGCGGTGGCGCTATCAATCAACATAAAGCTATGGCTATGGGAATGATGAATGGCGGAACAGTTAAGAAACGTGCTGGCGGCGGAAGTATGATTAAGAAAAAAGCTAGCGGTGGAAGTATGGTTAAGAAACGTGCTAATGGCAGTGGAAGAACAGGTGAAATGATGTATTCTAGAGGCTATGGTGCTGGTGAAAAATCTAAACGTACACCTACAATGCTAATGGATCGTGGACCTTCAGGAATGAAAAAAGGCGGTCGTGTTGGTAAAAAAGAACAAGGTTTTAAAGATCGTAAAGATGAATCTATTGCTATGAGAGTTAAAAAGAAAAGAACTAAAAAACAATTAAAAGCAAGTGCGAATGAATCTTATGGTAAATTTGGAAGTAAGGCTCGTAAAAAAGGCAAGATCAATAGATAATGCCAACTTATGCTAGCACAGCAAACTTTGATTTTTCTATTGATGAAATAGTTGAAGAAGCTTTTGAACGATGCGGTTTACAAGATCGTACTGGGTACCAACTTAAAACCGCTCGTCGTTCATTAAATCTTCTTTTAGCTGAATGGTCAAATAGAGGACTTAATCTTTGGACAATACAAAAACAAACAGCGGCTCTTGCTGCTAACACTATTGAATTAAGTGGAACTGCTTTGTATGGTGCAACAGCAAGTGATGCTTCTCAAATTGTAGAAATAACAGATCTAGTTATTAGAGACTCTAATAACAATGAATATTCTTGTTCACCTATAAGTAGATCAACATATTTAAATTATACTGTTAAGACTTCTGGTGGAAGACCTACTCAATTTTATTTTGAAAAAACAATTAATCCTAAATTATTTTTATATCCAGCAGCCGATGCTGCTTATACAGTAGTTTATTATGCAATGCTTAGAATGAAAGACTCTGGTGATTACACCAATAATAATGAAATACCTTTTTCTTTTTTACCGTGTTTAACTGCAGGGCTAGCTTATTATATATCTATGAAATATGCACCTGATAGAATTGGTATTCTAAAACAAGTATATGAAGAAGAATTCAAAAGAGCTGCTGATACAAATAGAGAAAATGTAAGCTCTCATTTTGTTCCTTTTATTGGTATTACAGGAGGAACTTATTAATGGGAAGATATTCTTCAGGAAAATTTGCCTTACGAATTTCAGATCGTGATGGTTTTGCATATCCTTATAATGAAATGGTACAAGAGTGGACAGGAGCATGGGTTCATAAATCAGAATATGAAGTAAAGTCTCCTTTATTAAATCCAACTAATCATCCAACTGATGCACAATCTTTACAATATGCTAAGCCACAAGTGGTTAGTGTTACTATACCTCTTGGAGGTATTTATATAAATGATGATATTACATCAAAGGCTATGATACATGGAGGGTCTAACGGTATTTCCCCTGCAATAGGTGCCAATAGTTTTCAAACTGTTTTACAAACAATACAACAATTTAATCCTATACCTGCGCCAGGAGCTTTAGAAACAGTGCAAGTTAGAACAATGCAACCATTAAATGGTAGCTCGCAAGCTAATCAAGACACCATAATGAACACACAATTAGGCACAGCAACGGTGGTAATATCATGAGTACATACACAGAAGTAGTAGATCAAATAAGAAGTTACACAGAAACAGATAGCACTGTATTAACTACAGCAATCGTAAACGATTTTATTAATCAAGCAGAACTACGTATATTTAGAGAAGTTGATCTTGATGTATTTAGAGCTTATCAATTTGCTACATTAACCCAAGGAAATGAGTTTGTTACTTTGCCAGGAGCTACTCCAAGCACTATGGCATTTGTAAGAACAGCTTCTATTTTTTCTTCTACTGGAACAGATGCAAACGTTAGAACGTATTTATTACAAAAAGACATTAGCTACATGACAGAATATTGGCCAAATAGAACTACTCAAAGTAAACCAAGATATTATGCAATGTGGGATCAGAATACAATATACCTTGCTCCAACGCCAGATACAGCATATAAGATAGAATTAGCTTTGAATCGTAATGAAACAGGGCTTTCCGCAACTAACACGACAAGTTGGGTTAGTACAAATGCGCCACAAGTATTATTATATGCTTGTCTTATTGAGGCTTTTAAATTCCTCAAAGGACCTTATGATTTACTTGCACAGTACGAAAAAAGTTATCAAGAAGCTGTGCAAAGACTTGCAATTGAACAACAAGGAAGACGAAGAAGAGACGAATACCAAGATGGTGTTATTCGTTTACCTTTGCCTTCACAAAACCCATAGGAGATAAAAATGGCTATATCACAAGCAGTATGCAACACCTTTAAAAAAGAGTTATTAGAGGGAAAGCATGATTTTGCAAATGGTGGGCATACTTTTAAAATTGCGTTGTTTACATCAAGCGCAAGTTTAGGAGCAGGCACTGCTAACTATTCAACAAGTAACGAAATAACAAACGCTTCTGGATCAGCGTATTCAGCAGGTGGAGAAACTTTACAGAATCAATCTGTAACAGGGGGCACAGGGGCTGCAACAGCATATGTTGACTTCACTACTAACCCTCAATGGACCTCTGCTAGTTTTACAGCTAATGGCGCTATGATTTATAACACCACTACTGATGGTGGAGCAAACACTACGAATTCAGTTTGTATTTTAGCATTTGGTTCTGATTTTACAGCAACCAACGGCACGTTTACTATTGAATTTCCAGCACCAGGCGAGAACACAGCTATACTAAGATTATCGTAGGGGTTTAGCATGGCATTGATTATCAATGATCGTGTTAAGGAAACCACGACATCAACAGGTACGGGGACCGTGAATCTTGCAGGAGCAAGCACAGGTTTTCAATCGTTTGTCGCAGGTATTGGCACAACAAATACAACGTACTACTGTATTGCAATACAATCAGGAAGTACGGAATATGAAATTGGTATAGGTACTATAACCGATGCTACTCCCGATACACTATCGAGAGATACAGTTTTAGAGAGTACGAACAGTGATAATAAAGTAGATTTTTCTGCAGGTGCAAAAGATGTATTTTGTACATATCCAGCAAAGAAGGCACCATCTCCTGTCATGGATCCTACAGCATATGTGACAACACATAATTCTACAATTAG